CTGTAGCACCTGCTATTGCAACTATGCCTAGCCTTGGTGGGGTGTGGGACGAGCCTCTGACGGCTCATACGATTGCAGGTAGTGCTGGTGTAGTGGTTGGCGAAATCCTATCCAACACGGACGCTACTCAGGCTAAGGTGGATATGTTGTGACCCTTTGCTCTATCTGCCATGGCAATCATACTAAAGGCTCTTGTCCTAGTCGGTAAGGCTGGTTTGGTATAATAAAGATAGATTTATTACAATGATGTTCGTTGATGAACGTGTGGTGAATCATTACAAATATTAAGTGAGGAAACGCATGAGCAAATTTTGGAAACTGAAGAACTCAGTAGACAGTTCTGGCTCAACGCTGATATTGGATGGTCCTATCTCATCCGAAACATGGTGGGGTGATGAAGTAACGCCTCAACTGTTTAGAGATGAGCTAAAGAAAATCACATCAAACAAGCTAACAGTGCAGATTAACTCTCCTGGTGGCGATGTTTGGGCAGGTGTATCTATCTATGACGCATTGAAAGACCTAGACGCTGAAGTTACAGTCAAAGTTAGTGGATTGGCTGCCTCCATTGCTTCAGTTATCGCTATGGCCGGTGACAAAATCATAATGACTCCAGGGTCAACAATGATGATTCACAGAGCATCAATGATAGCTATGGGCAACACAGACGATATGCAGAAGGCAATCGAGATGTTGAAAACTGTAGAGGAAGGTATTGAAAACATTTACGTTGATCGTACTGGACAAACTAAAGAAGCAGTTAAAGACATGATGGAAGCCGAAACATGGATGTCTGCTGAAAAAGCAGTAGAGCTTGGCTTTGCTGATGAAGTGCTAACTCAAGTGAAAGATGAAGAACCAGTTAACGCCTTTATGGGTAACTTTGCGTTTAGTATGTCTGCCACTAAAGAGTCACTAGAGAACTTTGCGAGTAAAGTCCAAGAGCAGGTTAAGGCAGAAGCCGAGACCGAAGAAAGTAATCAAGTTGACGATCCAGAAGATACCAAGGTTGAAACTGAAGAGCCAACTATTAAAGAAGAAGAGGAAGAAGAAATGACAGAAGCTGAATTGAAAGCTAAAGCTGACGCTGACGCTAAACTAGCTGAAGAGCAAGAAGCTAAAATGCAGAAGCAAATTGAAACTGCTGTAGAGGGTATAGTTGCTAAGGCACTTCCAGCACAGCCAAAAGCTGAGAAGAAAGTAAGCGAGCGTGATGTTCGTGCTAACTTTGTCGCTCAAATGGGTGCATTGGTTAACAAAGACTACTCAAGCCTAAGCAAGTACGCTAAAGAAGGTGCTGAAATGCGTGGTGTGCAAAACGCTGTTGCTGACGGTGAGAACCTTTGGGTTGATGAAGTTGTTCGCAACGACATTCTAAAGGCTTACAACCAAGTTGGACGTGTTGGCGGTCTAGTAGACCGTGAGAGTATCACAGCTGACACTCTCAAGATTCTAGTAGAGACTGCTGGGACTGGATTCGCTCCAGTTGCCCTAGGTGCTGTTAAATCTACAGATACTCCAGTATGGACACCTAAGACTTTTGAACCATTTGAATGGGCTGTAATAGTACCTTGGAAAGATGGCGACCAGAAGCGAACATCTATCAACATCTACAACCAAATCGTACAGTACATCGCTACTGAATACGCAAAGCTTGAAGACAAGATTATCTTGACTTACGCTGGTGGTACTGTTGGTGCAGAAACTCGACCTGCAAGTGGTCTAGTGCCAATCCTTACATCTGCTGGACGTGATATACAGGCTACTGACTACAGCTCACAAGAGGTTGTTAGTGCATTAGCTGAAGCTTACGGACAGACTGAGTCTGACGGTACTATCACACTTGTATGTAACCGCAAGACATGGGCACAGCTTGCTACTAGCCTAGACGGCTTTGACCGACCACTATTCACAGTTGTTGGTAGCGAAGTATCTGCTGGTGCATTAGGCTCATTCAGGGTTGTAAACTCAAGTGTGATGTCTGATGGTGATGTAGTTATCGGTAACTTTGCCGACTACCTACTTGTTACCAGAGGTGGGCTTGGTACACTTCTAAGTCGTGAGGCTTACATCGCTGACGTAATCAACCTATTCACACAAGACGCTCAGGCTCTACGTGCTGACATAGACATTACTGGTGGTGCTAAGAGAGTTAACTCATTTAGCCTAATACAGTTCGGCACAAGCTCTTAATAGAAAGGTAGAAAGGGGTAACTATGAACAAAACACAAATGGCAGCGTTACTAGGACGCCCCTTAACCTCTATTGAGGACACGAACTATTCTACGTACCTTAAGATTGCACAGGAACGACTAGAGGACTTGACTTGCCTTAATCTAAGCAGTGAGCCAAGCGAAAGAATCTACGATGTTCGAGAGGGTTATACCACTGTATTCACAGACTTATACACAAGTGTGGATAGTGTGAAGATAGACGGTAACGAAATATCAGACTACACATCTATGCAGTGGGATAGACGTAATGCAAGCTGGTATAACTCCATAGTGCTAGAAACATGTGCTGAAACGGTAACTATCACAGCTGACTGGGGTATTTGCTCTCCTGAGTTACAACTACTAACGGCTAGATTATTCAAACTGTTAGGCAGTGAATCAAAGAGTAGCAATATCAAGTCTAAAAAGGTTGAGGACTTTTCTATCACCCTTAACGACAACTCGGTCTACCAACAATTCTTAGTAGATAACCAAGCCCTGATTGACAAGTTTAGTATTTGCTCAATCGGTAACATACAGCATGGCTCTACTAGGAGTTTTGAGGGCTTTGGTAGTTACAGGAGCAGGGTTTACTAATGTTGGAATCACTTATCGGTCATGGTATTTACTGCCAAGATAAGGTTTACGAGATAATTGGTGTTACTGGTGGTGACGCTTACGAAAGCGGTGGACCAGAAGTCTTCGATGTCTTTGACCTTAGTAGCTATACATTCCTAGAGATAGAGAACAATACTATCACTGGCGATAAGGTAGTCAATGAGTATGAATGCTATGGTGTGTTTAAGCTCCGTACAGGGCTTGTACGCAACGATAGTGCTGAAAACGTTGAACAGGGTGCAACCTTGCATATACGACCAACAGAAGCCTTTGTGAAGCCTCAGGGTACTAATAGAGAACATCTAACCTTGACGCTAGTACCAAGTAACTTTGAATATGAGAGTTCGTCATGAAAACTAAAGTAACAATGAATGCTAACTGGACTAAAATCCAGACCGGTGAATGGCTAGACCTAGGAATGCTAGAAATGTCTAACGATATTGACAGACGCTCTAAGGCTCTAGCTCCTATTGATACCAGTGCTTTGGTGAACTCCAGCAAGGTTACTAAGGTTACTGACGGCTACAAGATTAGCTTTGGCTCTAGCAGAGTACCTTACGCTAGACGAAGGCATTTCGAAAATCGCAAGAATCCCCAAACTAAGGGCTATCTAGCCAGAGGTGCAGACTCAGTTGCTAGAGGTAATATCGGAAAGTACTTCAGGTTACCCTCATGATAATCCACAGCTTACTACAACAAATGCAGAATGACGGCTTTGGTACAGTTGGTACAGATTTACAAATAGGCGTGTTACCAGTCCTAGCTAACGGAAACCCACGTAACGGTATAGCAATAACCCCTAGAGGGGCAACTGTTACAAGGGTGCAGATAGAAATACAGTCGGTTGACTTCTATGCGAGGAATACAAACCCTTTACTGGCCAGTCAGACGGCACAAGAAATATTAGAGTACCTTAAAGAATCATTTGGCGATATATGTGAACTACCACCCCTGACAGGTGTAACAACTGAGTCATATAGGAATGTTACAATCACACCTACTAGCTCTGTTGAGTATGTAGGAGTTGACGATAACAACGGTACATCATTTGTTGTTAGTGGTGAAATAAGATACGAATTAAATAACTAAGAAAGGTTATAGAAATGGCACAAATCACAGACTTTAGTGCAGTACAAGGAAAGCTTGACATCACAATCTTCTACACAGCCTTGGACCAAGGTGTACGAATACCAGCTGAAATGCTAGTAGACGATATTGAAGTTGCTAATGGTGAAGAGCAGACTAGCACTGTTACTACCTTTGCAGGCGAAGAGAGCGAGCCAAACGGCACATACTCAAGCCCACAGATTAACTTTAATGTTAAATTGAATATGAAGGCTTTAAGAATGATCCAGCCTAACATATCTACAAACTCAACAGACCGTCCAACAGTTGCCGGTCAAACTATCTTTGGTGGTTCTGACTGTACTGTTACTGATGATGCTATCCTAATCGTACATCAGACATGTGGCGAGAACTCAGACAATGATCTACAATTTCCACGTGTTAAGTTGTCTAAGAACTTTGGTATGACTTTAAGCCCTGGTGAAGTGTTTACGCTACCATTCAGTGCTTATATACTACCAAGCTCACATCACAATGGTGCTTTGGCAATCTATGGTACTGGCGACCTAGACGAAGAGACATTGTTCAGCGACACTACTGGCGTATACGAGCTGTTAGGTAGCTCCTAGTAGATAGGGGGAAACCCCTATTCTGCTATACTAGATAAAAAGGAGCAACGATGTCAGAAGCAATAAAAATCAGTACAGGGAAATATCAGAAGTCAGGTAAAGTTGAGGTTGACGGTAAAGTCTGGACTGTAAACTTGCCAGGTGCTTCTACTGAGCTAAAGCTTGAACAAGCCCAGAGAAGGCTAACCCTACTAGATAAGAAGATTGAAGCTGGCGAGGCTACTGAATCAGACCTAGATAAATATGACGAGTTTGAAGAGGTTATCTATTCAACATTCTCACGCATATTCCAAGACGGCACTAAGGACAACTCCGAAGTAAAGGTTTGGATGGACGAAACTCCTATGGCAATTATCGCTATGGCATTAGAGGACATAAAGGCTCAAGCTAATGGACAAAAAGCCGAAACAGATACGCAATCTTCTTGATGAGATAGGTACTGAAGACCTAGCCAAGATTAAGGCTCATAGAGCCGACACCCAGGGAGCTATGCCAGTTGATACTGAATGGCTCATAATGGCTGAATGGTTAAGGTTAGCAGGCTGGGAGGGGTATATGGCAGTTAAGAGAGACGAAATATCTTTAGCCGAAGTGTTGACGTTGATAGAGGCTAACCGCAAACTTGAAGCACGTAGAATCTTTGAAGATATGCAATCTTCATTTGTTGGAGCTGTATCAGCACAGACCAAGAAACCTATCTCAACTTTCAAATCACTTACTAAGAACATTATTAAACGAACCAAGGTAGATGACTAATGGCAACACAAGTTGGACTAATTGAAGTTTTTGCGAGGATAGACACCTCTCAGTATAGGAGTGGCGAAAAAGAGATTGAAAAGTCTAATAGTAACATTGAAAAATCTGCCGATTCTACCTCTACAAAATCTAACAGTGCATTCAATTCTATTGCTAAAGTTGGATTAGCGGCAGTAGCGGCGGCTGCCGTCGCTGTTAGTGTAGCCATAACTAAGAATATCGGAAACGCTATTGATCGTATTGATACGTTAGTAGCCTTTCCTCGTGTTCTACAGGCTTTGGGAAGTACATCTAATGAAGCTGAAAACGCCACCAAGAAGCTAAGTGAATCGCTTAGAGGTCTGCCTACATCATTACAAGCAGGTGCTAAAGGTGTACAGGGATTAGTCACCTCTGGTCTTGACGTAAATAAAGCCACTGACGCATTCTTGGGACTTAACAACGCTCTACTTGTATCAGGTGGTGGTACAGCTCAAGCCGAGTCGGCTATGCTCCAGTTACAACAAGCTTTGTCTAGGGGCAGAATAGAAGGACAGGAATGGAACACTATAGCCTCAAGTATGCCAACTGTTCTACAGGCTCTAGGAAACGAAACAGGCAAGACAAAAGACGAGCTAAGGGAAATGTTTAGAACCGACCCTCAAGGGCTTATCGATAACATCATTCGGCTGAATAAAGACGGAGGTGGTGGGCTTGCTTCACTAGATGAGCAGGCTAGAGACGCAACTGGCGGTATTGGAACGGCTTTTGGCAACATGAATAACGCTATTACAAGAGGTATTGAAAGTATAGTCAAATCTATAGGTGACGGTGGTACTGACCAGGAGAAATTAGCATCTGGACAAAAGAAAATATCTGACGCTATAACCAGTGTAGGGAATGCTTTTGGTACTGCATTAGCACAAGTCGGACCATTCATAAACTTCATAATGAGAAACCAAGGAGTATTTGGAGCTTTTGCCTCTGCTATTGGTGCTATAGTAACAGTTATAACCTTATGGTACACAGCTGTGAAGCTCATCACTATAGCTCAGGCTATCCTTAATGCTGTCATGTCTGCCAACCCTATAGGTCTAATAGTTCTAGCTATAGTTGGACTAGTAGCAGCCATAATTTACCTATGGAATAATGTAGACGGATTCAGGCACTTCTTTATAGGTGCATGGGAGATGATAAAGGACGCTGCTGTAGCTGTGTTTGATTGGGCTAAGAATAACTGGCCACTAATTGTTGGGTTCTTGACTGGTCCTATAGGCTTGGCTGTAGCTCTAATCATTAAGAACTTTGATAAGATCAAACAGGCAGCACAAGCTGTTTGGAACTGGATTACAGGTGCATTCAGCACCATTGGCGAGATTGGTACAAGTATAGTTAAAGGGGCTGTTAATTCAGTTCTAGGCTTTGCAGAACGGACTATAAATGGCTTTATCAATATGATAAATGGTGCTTTGGACGCTATAAATAAAATTCCTGGCGTAAACATAGGCAAGATCGGCACTCTAAGCGTACCAAGACTTGCAGAGGGTGGAATAGTACCAGCTACTAGAGGCGGAGTATTAGCTAATATCGGTGAAGGTGGCGAGGCTGAAGCTGTTATACCGTTATCTAAACTGGATAAGATGATTAACGGCACAGGTGGGGCGAGTATAGAGGTAACCCAGAACATATATAATGAAGTAGACATGGATAGAGCCATGCGAGACTTAGCTTGGAGGATAGCCTACTAATGAGATTCGACTTTACTACTGACCAAACTAGCGTATCTATTGGACAGGGTACAGACTTTAGATTTTTGCCACCTATAGACGGCTTAGAAGTACCTCAGATACGAACATCAAGACAAAACTACTCAGGGCGAGACGGTGGGCGTGTAAATGCTCAATACTATTCACCAAGGCTTATAACCTTTCAGGGACATATAAATGAAGATACCTGCCAGAACCACGAACAGGCTCGTATAGACTTGCAAAAGGGCTTTCCTATACGTACACTCATAAATCTAGTAATCACCACGCCAGCAGGCGGTATGTATGTTACAGACGGTTATGTGCTAGACCTTAAGATGAACTTCGGAGCTAATCGGTACTCGCAATTCAAAATAGACTTTTTATGTCGTAGCGCTTACTTCTTAAGTTCCACCCAGAATTCTTTAGATATACAACGATTTACAGGTGGTGGTTTCATCTTACCTGTAATTCTACCGATAATCTTTGCTCCTGGTACTGGTGCTGTTAACGCTTCTAACAATGGCACTGAAACTGTCTATCCGTTGATAGAAATTTATGGCTCAGCTACTAACCCTGTTGTAACACATCTAGGCTCTGGTGAAGTTGTTGCTTTTAACCTAACTATGGCTGATTCAGACAAGATAGTTGTAGACATGAACGAACGAACTGCCACGCTGAACGGATCTTCTGTACTATCTCTACGGACATCTCAGTCAAGGTGGTGGGGTCTTAATACTGGTGCTAATATAATTCGTTTTGACACTGATACAAGTAGTGATACTGGCTATGCAAGAATAATCTGGAGGGACTCAGTCCTAACAATATAATGCTAGATACTCAGATATATGAAGTTGAGCTTTGGAGCAGACAGGGCGTACTTGTCGCAGATATATCTGTGTTAGTCAAAACGATGTCATTCACCCAAGAACGAAATGCCTCGGAGTCTTTTGAAATGACATTAGACTTAGACGCTTTTGAAGATCTAGCTAGTAGTATTGGTACTATGCCAATGGTGATGTTAAACCCTTATAGAACCGATATAAAGGTGAAGCGAAGAGGTGTTTACCTATTTGGTGTACATGTCGTAGAAGTGAATACAGAATTAAACGAAGATGAATCCACTATAAGTATAAGAGCTGTCGGTTATCTTAATTTATTAAATGATAGGTTTATAACAAAATCTTACACTAATGAATATGAAACAGATATTATCCAAGACCTTATTAATGAAACCCAGAGTCAGACTAATGGCGATATTGGTATAACATTCGGTACTCAAGTCCAACTAGTCCAAAGAGATAGAATATACGAGAGACAGAATATTAAAGAGGCTATTATTAACTTGACTAAGCTAGTTACTGGTAACTTTGATTTTGCTTTTGACCATAACAAAGTCTTTTCTACTTATGAGATGATTGGCTCAGATAGAAGTATAGAATTAGAATTCACCTATCCTGGCAACATTAGACAGTTGACAGTGCCTCGTACAGGTATAAATCTTTTCAATAAGATATATGGGCTTGGTGCAGGGTTTGGTGATGATCAGGTGCAATCTTTACAAGCGGACACTGATTCACAGCTTGAATATGGCGTGCATGAAAGTATATACACCTGGAACTCAGTCATAGAACAGGCAACACTAGATCAAAACGCACAGGCTAGACTAATCTTAACTAAGAACATGCTGGAAATACCACAAATCAAAATTAGTGGTAGAGACTTCGATCTTAGTACCTATGGCATTGGTGATAGAGTAACGGTTCGAGTTCTCGATCATAATTTCTTGAATACAATTGATGGCGTGTATAGGATTGAACGCATAAGTGTTAGCATTGATGAAAACCAAGATGAAGATATAACACTGTTTTTCGATAACAATCAATTGGAGGCATTAAACGATGAGTAGATTAGACTATTTATCTGAGAACACACTTGTGGATCGTATTAAGTACCTGTCTCAACAGTTAGAAGAAATTAAGACTTTACAAACAGTTAATAGTGAGATAATCATACCTGTAACAGCTCAGTGGACTGGTAACTGGACCGATTCTAGTTCTTACGTCAATCTCGTACCTAGTAGAGGTGTGATAAACTTTGACGCCTATGCAAATTATTCTCTGTATTTTGAATGTCTGATGTTTACTGACGCTGGCACTGGTTATCTACGACTATACAATGACACAGACTCCACTGCTTTTGCTAGTAGTGAATTATCCACTACAGCTGTTGGTGAATCTAATGCAGTACTACTGAGAAGTGGAGAGCTTACTAAGCCTACAGGTATAAAGACTATCAGAATACAGGGCAAGCAAACAGGTGGAGCTGGTAAAAATGTCAACTGTATGATTGGTCGCATGGTATTCAAGATAGGTACTTAGAATTTGGTATAATTGTAATATGAAAGCAGGTAAATAAAATGTGTGCGAAGTTCTTACAATACAGAGATGGTGGAAAGACGGATGAAAAAGGTATCTCTACTCATCTCTATGGTTTATTCACTGGTGAAGTTATAAATGGCATGGCTGTATCTCAGAATAGTCCACTAGGTATGTCTGTGCTTGTCTCAGAGGGTAGAGTGATGATTGATTCAGGCAGTGATTACCCATATCTGGGTTTCACTGACGCTAATGAGGTGGTAACTATCACTACTGCTGACGGTTCTAACCCACGTATTGACGCTATTGTTGCCTACATAGATTTATCTGTAGTTGATTCAACTAACGCTAATAACCCTGGAGCTTTTAAGATTGTAGCTGTTGCTGGTACACCTGCTGGCTCACCTTCTGCTCCGAACAATAGTGCTATATCTACAGCAATCGGTAGTGGTAATCCGTTTATCCGTCTAGCAAATGTAACTGTTGGTACAGGTGTTACAACTATCACGACTGGTAATGTGTCAGACCAAAGAGTAATGGCAAATGTCGCAGACGGCTTAGTCGACACTAACTCACTCGCCACTGAAGCAGTAGAAACAGCTAAAATCAAA